ACATCCTAAAAAATTGTGCCATATAATTAATCCGACTCCAATAAAGTCCAGTTCCTGACCCAACAGTCACTAAGTCCTCACTACCAAATCCTGAAACAAGACTGGTTGCGAGAATGAAAGTAGGTCGAGATATTATATCTCTCACGGTAAATTCCCTTATTCTTTGCGATAAAGTTCCACTCCCTGCCGTATACAGGGAAGGGGAAGAAATCAGCGAACCGAAAGGGTTATTCCTTACCTCAGGATCTGAGGGTTCGGAAGACGCTTCGCCACTTTTCTGGGGGGGACCTGGTCTTTCAGACCCGTTCATGTGCTCCTCAATCTCCTGACGGTGCACATCGTTCGGGTTGGCTCCCCTTGATGTCATAGACATCGGTGTGTCAAAAATAAGATTCCCTAAACCACCAAGACTGGGCATATACTTCCCTGCTTGAGGATAAAAAGAGTCAAAATCATCAACATGTCCAGCAGCCTCCAGACCGTCAAATTTCGCATAAGTGACGAATCTTAAACTGGGGGCTGCATCAGACGACAACACATTCACCACACCTAAACGTAGCGTGTACAGATACATATCATGAAAATCAGCGGAAGCATCCAGACCAACTCGATACCAATCGAGCCACTGATCCGGAGTCCTCCACGGAATCACAGTAATCACATCATTCTGTACACTATAGTCAAATAGCACAGCATCATCCCAGGATAACTCCTGGGCTTCAATTGTACTAGTCCAAAGAGTGGGGACAAACGACGACAAATGTCCCACTCCAAAGACTTGTGGTATAGTGCTGTTTTGAGTTCTGACACTAATACTCTTCCACCTTATATACCTAAAGGTCTGGAGAGCATCTTGAATAGCCGTCTCACTCAACAACGTCAACACCAGCTGGATCGCTGATGATGCTGTGGCCGATTTCGTAACATCAACCACATCAACCTGAAACCACCTCTCACCAATACGGCTCGGGGTCTGATCAGGATAAGGGTTCCCAACAACCGGGAACGGAACAACAGACACTTTGACAGTCGTCTGTTCTTCATCTTTCTGGAACGTTGATAATCCTTTCTCCTCTTGATTATCTCTGCTCTCGTCTTTACCTAACTCCAATTCAAAACTATTGTTTTCGGCGATCGAACTTACTTAGGGACACACAACTCGATCCAAATGTGCATCCTAGAAAGATGGAATGAAATGATTTCGTGCCAGCAATGCCACAGCCCATCCCAAAGCTATGACAAAGATCACCTGCACTAACTGTTTTTGCCGACAGCTTAACGCGCTTTCCCTGAGAAAAACATAACACCTCGGTTTATTACTGACCCCGGACGGTCGTCTTTTAAGGACTAGATAACCATGTTGCTTTTTATGAGCGTAAGCATAAACGCCTCAGACAATTATGCCCTCTGAGCAGGCCAAATTAAAATTTAATCACGTTGAGCAAGAAGCCAACGATCCGCATATTCATCATAAGTCTTACCAGGATATAAAATCCCGAGTTCATGACACATTTGGCGAATCTTGTCAGCCTCCAACTCAAAACGATCCTTACCATAATGAAACCATTCTTGATGAGCTTGCTCTAAATTCACTAAAAATTGTGAATCTAGCGTATTCCCTTCCGGGTTATCTTTTGGTGGCTCACGAATCCAGTACACCATGGAGTAAATTGATTCTTCGCTGAGGGGAGCTTTAACATTGCCCCCTTCAACTCTAAATTTTCTCGCTAAAAATTCCG